GGGTTTATAAAGTAGAAGTACCATTTGAGAAGATGATGTATGAACGTTTAAGCAACGAAGATACAGGCGCACAAACATATATTGGACAAGGTGCGATGTTAGATAAAAAGTTTGAGCCGACAATAGGAGAGCCATTGTTGTTGGCTATACATTACGAAGAAAACACAAATAACGAACTAACAATAGGTGGAATTGCACCAACTCGCTATCGTAGACCCTCAAATATGACTACTTTTAATTGGGGTTGGAATAATAGAATGCAACTTAATTTTGGTTTAGAAGCTGATGAGTGGTTAGGCGAAATGCCATTAGCACAAACATCTTCAAATTTATTTGAAGCGGGGTATTTAGATTATACAGAAACTGTTTTTGATAGAAAGGCAAGACTTTATAAAGTTAGTGCATATTTACCACTAAGCATTATCACACAATACAAACTAAATGACAAATTTGTAATTAACAATACTTCCTTTAGAATTAATAAAATAAAAACAAATCTATTAACAAATAAAACAGATTTAGAGTTATACAATAAAGAAGAATTTGTAAGTAATTTAGCAAATGGACAAGTAGCGTATTTAGATAGGGTTGCAAACGTACAAACCCCAACAATAGGTGCTAATGCAATAGATTTATCTTGGGATAGTGTAAGTGGTGCAAATGGTTATGCTGTTTATGTTAATGGTGGTTTATTAGGTGTAGCGGTATTAACATCAGTAAAAATAACACCTTTAGAGCCAGATACTACTTATGAAATTGGGGTAAGCGCAAGGTTTGATGTAGATGGAAACGACCTTTATTCATTACCAACAACATTAACTGTAACAACATTACCACCACCTGTTGCACTTGCAGAAGATGGCGACACATTAATAACAGAGGTTGGCGATACAATAATATTAGAATAATGATAAGATTAATTTTAGACAGCTTAAAATACGCAAACGGAGAAACGGAAAATATCCGCATAGCACAGGGTAAACACAAACTACCTACAACACTAAAAGAGGGTTACAAAGCACTTAAACGAGAAATAAAATGGCAATAGAAAAAACAGTAGAAATAAAAGTTGATAGTAAACAAGCAGAAAAAAATCTTAAAGAAATAAACTCAACTATTGACGACCAAAGAGCAATATTGGTATTGTTAGAGGAAGAATATATAAAAGCAAAAAAAGCCCTTGATGATTATACAAAGTCTGGAAAAGTAAATCTTGCGCAAGAAAAACAATTAAAACAAGCAGTATCCGAACGTAAAGACGCATTAACTGACCAACGTTTAGGATTGAAAAAATTAGCTGTTGAACAAAGAGCAGCTACAACTTCTGTTAAAGATTATAGAAAAGAGCAAAAAGAAAATACTAACATTGTAAGGGCTATTGATAAACTTACAGGGGGTTTTGCCACAAAAATAATAAAACTAACAAAGGGGTTTAAATCAAGTTTAAAAGGAATAAAAGGTTTTGTCGGTGGCTTAAGTGGTGTAAAAAAAGCACTAATCGGAACAGGTATTGGGGCATTAGTTGTTTTAGTTGGAACACTTGTAGCAAACTTTGATAAAATAAAAGAAAGTCTTTTTGGTATATCTAAGGAAACTAAAAACACAGTAAAATCTGCTGAAAAAACTGCATCAGCTTCTCAAGAACAATTAGATGCTTTAAATTCAAGTGAAAATATTTTAAGGGCGCAAGGAAAAAGTGAAAAACAAATAAGAGATTTAAAAAAACAACAAACAGATGAAACAATTACAGCCCTTGAAGCACAATTAGAAGCGCAAAAAACTGTTAGACAATCACAAATAGACACTGCAAAAAGAAACAAAACAATCCTTGAGGGAATTTTAAATTTTATAACAGCACCTTTAAAATTATTAACTAAAAGCATAGACAGTATTGGTGCAAAGTTTGGTAAAGATTTTGGTTTAACGGAAAGCATTGAAAGTTTTAATGAAGCTGTTGCAGGAAAATTATTTAGTGGAATAGACGAAGAAGGCGATGAAGCTATAAAAGAAACAGAAAAACAACTTTTAAAATTAAAAAATGCAAGGGCTAATTTTGAATTACAAGATAAAAAGGACAACGAGAATAAAGCAAAAGAAAAAAGAGATAAAGAGTTAAAAGATGCACAAGAACTTGAGGATTTAAAAAACAGAATAAGAGAAGCAAGTGCTAATAAAGAAGATGAAAGAAGGGCATTAGAATTACAAAAAATAAAAGAAGAAAACCAAAAACTAATAGATGAAGCAAAAGCTAAAGGTTTATTAACAGAAGAATTGCAAACATCTTTAAATGAAAGATTAGCAGCTAAACAAGCGGAATTTGATGAAATTGACAGACAAAGAAGAGAAGAAAAAAACGCTAAACAATTAGAAGAAACTAAACTACTAAACGAACAACTCGCTACAGCAGAAACAAATTTACAACAAGCTAAAGCCAATGCAATACAAGGTGGTTTACAAGTTATAGGGACTTTAGCAGGAAAGTCTAAAGCAGTGGCTAAAACATTATTAGTTGTAGAAAAAGGTTTAGCAATAGCGCAAGTTATTTCAAATGCTGCGAGGGCGATTGCACAAGCGAAAGCAAATTTGGCTGCCACACCTGCTGTTATTGGTTTAGTACCAAACCCTGCTTATGTAATACAAGCAGCCGCAACTGCTAAAGGCATATTATCAACTAAATTAACCGCAGCCACGTCAGTTGCAACTATTGCTGCACAGGCAATAGCAGGATTAGGCGGTGGCGGTGGTGGTGGCGGTGCAAGTGTTGGTGGCTTAGGCGGTGGTGCTTCAGCTGAAACACAACCCCCACAATTCAATATTGTAGGTGCAACAGAAACAAGCCAATTAGCGGAAGCGGTAGCAGGACAAACACAAGAGCCAGTACAAGCGTATGTTGTAGCTAATGACGTAACAACCGCACAAAGTTTAGAAAACAATATTGTTGAGGGTGCGACCCTATAAATACAAAAATAATTAAAAAACATTATATAATAATATGCGAATAGTAGAACTAATTTTAGACGAAGAACAAGAAATAGGTATTGAAGCTATTAGCGTAGTGGAAAACCCTGCAATAGAGGAAGATTTTATAGCTTTAAAAAGCCAAGAATTTAAACTTGCAGAGGTAGACAAAGAAAAGCGTATTTTAATGGGTGCTTTATTGATACCTAACAAGCCCATATACAGACGTAATGGCGAAGATGAGTATTATATATATTTTTCAAAAGATACGGTCTTAAAAGCGTCACAAATGTACCTTATGCAAGGTAAACAAAACAACTCAACCTTAGAACACCAATACGAAATAAACGGACTATCATTAGTAGAGAGTTGGATAGTAGAGGACAAGGTACACGACAAAAGCGTAAAATACGGAATGGATTTACCTTTAGGAACGTGGGTTGGAAGTGTTAAGGTTAATAACGAACAAATTTGGAATGAGTTTGTTAAGACAGGCAAAGTAAAAGGTTTTAGTATAGAGGGGTATTTTGCTGATAAGATGGAACGCCCACAGGAAAAAATAAACGACTTTAGTAGTGATGAACTATTAAAAGAAATAGACCAAGACGAAGCGGAGTATTTACTTAGCGAGATACGAGCCATCATAAAAAACGATAAGCGAGTAAAGGGTGGTAAGAAGATGATACTTGAAAGCTACACCGATTATCCAAGTGGCGTAAAGAACAACGCAAAGCGAGGTTTAGAACTTAACGAAAAGGTAAACAACAAATGTGCAACCCAAGTAGGAAAAGTTAGGGCGCAACAATTAGCACAGGGCAAACCTATTAGCGTAGAAACTATTAAGCGTATGTATTCTTATTTGTCAAGAGCAGAGGAATATTACGATGAAAGCGACACGACTGCTTGTGGTACTATCTCTTATTTATTATGGGGTGGTAAGGCAGGTAAACGTTGGGCATTAAGCAAACTAAAAGAGTTAGACCTTATAGACCTTAAAGCACCTTGTCAAGCAGGATATGAGCAGTACGGAATGAAAATGAAAAACGGTAGATTAGTACCTAATTGTATTCCTATTAAATGAGAAAAGTAGCGGTTAAAATAGAACGCAAAAGAGTAAGACGTAAAGGCATACACGCTAAAAGCAAAACAAGTCAATTAAAGTCAAGTAAGAACTATAAGAAACTAAATAGGGGACAGGGCAAATGAGATTTAAAAAATTCTTTACACCAAGTAGAACAAGTCCAAAAGGTGGACGTAGGGCTTGTCTATGCGAGGATAACACCTACTCTATTAAATGTTGTGATGGTAGTTTAAGGGCGCAAGGCATAGGTACGACAACAAAACAATTTAATTACTTGTTACAAGAAAACACAAGTTTTATATTACAAGAAAATAACAGTAAAATTATTTTATAATGTCAGATAAAAAAATTACACAATTAGACAATACAGCCGCTTTAGATGGTACAGAAAATTTAGTATTTGTACAAAGTGATATTACTAAAAAAGGTACAGTAAACGATATTATAAATTATTTAGTACCTACACACATAACTGTATCAAGTGGACAAACTGTAAACCTTTCGGATAGTCAATACGCTAACATTAAACTTGTAAGACTAACGTGGAGTGGTGGCGCAGGAAATATGACACTTAATTTACCAAGCGCATCGGACAACACAAATAGAGCAATAAGATTTATTTCAAACGGTGGTTTTAACACAAACACAAGGGTTTATTTAACACCAAGCGGTGGCGATACATTAGATGGCTCAACTAATTACTATGAAATAAACAAAGAATACGAGGGAATATATGTTTGGAGTGATGGTACGGAGTGGTTTATAATTCAGAAAAAAGCATAACAAAATACAAAATTAATTTTTAACCATTATATATTAATATGAACACGAACGATATGATTAGTAAAATCAAAGAAGTTCTAAACCTTAGCGAAGAAGTTAAGTTAGAACAACAAGCGTTAGAAAACGGTACTGTATTAGAAGCAGAAGCGTTTGAGAGTGGCAATGAAGTATTTATTGTTACCGAAGATGAAAAAGTAGCTGTTCCTGTTGGCGAATACCAATTAGAGGACGGACGTATTTTAGTAGTAGCCGAAGAGGGATTGATTGCAGAAATTAAAACCGAAGAAGCGGAAGAAGAAACCGAAGAAGTAGAAGCAACGGAAGATGTGGAACTTGAAGAGAAAGAAGAAGAAAAAGAGGTTTATGCTACTAAAGAGGAATTAGCTGAGGTTAAGTCAATGCTTGAAGAAATTAAGTCAATGTTAGAGCCAAAAGAGGATTTAAGCGCAGACGAATTAGGAAACCTTATGACCGAGGAACTTTGCAAACACGACAAAGTGGAACTAAGCGAAGTGCCAGAAGAAGTACAGGAAGAACTAAACCAACCTGCTGCTGAGCCAATTCAAGCTAACCCAGAAACAAAACAAAACCTATCTAAATTCAATATCTCACAAAACAGAAGAATGAGTACATTGGATAGAGTAATGGCAAAATTTAATAATTAATAAACAACTAAAAACTAAATAAAATGAGTGTAAACATTGTATCATCAAGTTATAGCGGGGAATTCAGCGGCAAATATATAGCCGCAGCGCTTCTCTCGGCTGACACATTAGACAAAGGGCTAATTACAATTATGCCTAACGTTAAGTTTAAGTCTGTAATCAAAAAGGCTTCAACTGACGACATCGTAAAAGACGCTACTTGCGACTTTCAAACTGGACAAGGGACTTTAACTCTTGAAGAAAAAATCCTTCAACCAGAGGAATTTCAAGTAAACCTCGACATTTGTAAGAAAGATTTGCATAGCGATTGGGAAGCTGCTCAAATGGGATATTCTGCATTTGACAACCTACCTGCAAACTTTTCTGATTTTGTATTGGCTCACGTTGCTGCAAAAGTAGCTGACCGTACAGAAAGAAACATTTGGTCTGGAGATACTGGAACTTCTGGACAATTCGACGGATTTGCTACATTGTTAGCTGCCGATGGCGATTTACCTGCAGGACAAGACATTGTTGGTACTGCTGTAACGGCTGCAAACGTTGTTGATGAATTAGGCGATGTTGTAGATGCTATTCCTACTGCTGTTTACGGAAGTGATGACTTAGTAATTTACGCTGCTTCTAATGTTATTCGTGCATATACTCGTGCATTAGGTGGTTTTCAATCTGGTGGACAAGGTGCTGCAGGTTATGAAAACAAAGGAAACAACCAATCTTTAGGGTCTTTATTCTTTGATGGTATTCCTGTTGTTCCTGCTCGTGGTGCTGCTGACGATATGATTATCGCTGCTGAAAAATCTAACTTATTCTTTGGTACAGGTATCTTAAATGACCTTAACGAAGTAAGAGTTATTGATATGGCTGAAACTGATGGAAGCCAAAACGTTCGTGTAGTGATGAGATTTACAGCAGGTGTACAATACGCCCAAGTATCTGACATTGTTTACAGAACTGTATAATAATTAATTAATCAACGTAGAAAGGGGTGGGGGATTGCCCTACCCTTTTTTATTTAAAAACATTTTAAAAATATGGCTTGTTCATTAACTACAGGAAGAAAAGTACCTTGCAAAAGCGCAGTAGGTGGTATTAAAACTATTTACTTTGCTGATTTTGGTACTCTTGGCGATGCAACCATCGCTGCAGGGGAAATTACTGCATTAGCAGGGTCGCCTACTTGGTTTCAATTTGATGTTAAGGGTAATTCTTCTTTAGAAACTGCTATCAATTCTTCAAGAGAGAATGGTACTACTTTCTATGAGAGTACACTTAACCTAACTTTGACCTTCCAAGACAAAGCGACACAAGAGGAACTTAAACTAATTGCACACGCAAGACCGCACATTGCTATTGAGGACTATAACGGAAACTATTTCCTTATGGGCTTAGAACACGGTGCTGATGTAAACGGTGGAACTATCGTTACAGGTGCAGCAATGGGGGATTTAACAGGATATACAATTACAGCGGTTGCACAGGAAACTGCGCCACCTTATTTTGTAACAGCTTCTGTTATCACCGATGATGCTTCTGCAACACAGATTGACCCAACTGCATAACAATTTAGGGTTTTAAATTAAAGGGTTATCTTTTTAGGTAGCCCTTTTTTTATACCCATACAATACAAAATAAATTAGTTTTGTTTATATATTAATATGAAGCTAATAACTACAAGCGGTAATAAGACCTTTAAGATAATACCAAGACAATATATTGAGGGTGCAATTACTGTAAATTTAACAAGTGAAAGCACAGGGTCTAACGTAAGTGTAACACCAACTGCAACTACTGATAAAAACTATATGAGTTTTGATGCGGTTTTTGGTACATTAACAGAGGGCGATTTTTACATATTAGAAGTTAAGAACGGAAGTGCAGTAATATACAAGGATAAGGTATTTTGCACAGACCAAACAATAAACCAAACTAACAACGATTACTACTCTATCAATAATGGCGAGTATGTACAAGAAGATAGTTTTGATAACGATTACATTATATTATGAATGATTTAAGAGTAGTTAATTTAAGCACTTATACAAGCCCAGAGATTGTAGAAAAATCAAATAAAGAGTGGGTTGCGTATGGTACTGATAACAATTATTTTAGTTATCTAATAGACCGTTACAATGGTAGCCCAACAAACAACGCTATTATTAACGGAATTAGTGAAATGATATATGGCAAAGGTTTAGATGCTTTAGACAGCAACAAAAAGCCAGAGGCGTATGCTAAAATGATGACTTTATTTCACAAGGATTGTGTTCGCAAATTGTGTTACGACCTTAAACTTATGGGTCAATGCTCTATGCAAGTTATATACTCAAAAGACCGCAAGACTGTGGCAAGGGTTGAACACATACCTGTAGAGAATTTAAGAGCAGAGAAATGCAACGAAAAAGGAGAAATAGAGGCGTATTACTACTCTGATGATTGGACTAAAGTAAAGAACGTAAAAGACTGCACAAGAATACCTGCTTTTGGTTATTCAACAGAAGCTATTGAGATAGTGTATGTAAAGCCATACAGAGCAGGATATAAATACTATTCAAGCCCAGATTATCAAGGTGGGTTGCAATATGCGGAGTTAGAAGAGGAAATATCTAACTACCACTTAAACAACATACTTAATGGACTTGCACCGAGTATGCTCATCAACTTCAACAATGGCACACCGAACGCAGAGGAACGCCAAATGTTAGAAAATAGAATATACCAAAAGTTTAGTGGAAGTAGTAACGCAGGGAAATTTATTTTAGCGTTTAACGATAACCCAGAGAGTGCTGCAACAATAGAGCCAATACAACTAAGTGAAGCGCATAACCAATACCAATTTCTATCAGACGAAAGTGGTAAAAAGATTATGGTAGCGCACAGGGTTGTATCGCCTATGCTTTTGGGTATTAAGGATAGTAGCGGACTTGGTAATAATGCGGACGAATTAAAGACCGCAAGTATACTAATGGATAACACCGTTATTAGACCATTTCAGACACTTTTAATTGATGCCTTTGATAGTATATTAGCTTATAATAATATTAGCTTAAAACTATACTTTAAGACGTTACAACCATTAGAGTTTACGGATTTAGAAAACGTAGTAGACGAAGAAACACGAGAGGAAGAAACAGGTGTAAAATTATCTAAGGAGTGTTGTTTGAGTGAGGAATTACCAGACGAATTAGGTAGCGATATTGCAGATGCGTTAATAGATTTAGGGCAAGACGAAGAAGAACTACTAAAAGAGTTTGAGGTAATAGACGAAAGAGAGGTAAACTATGACGAAGAAGATGGTTTAGATGAGGTAATAACAGACCTTAACCAACCTAAAGACAAAAGTTTACTATCTAAAATATGGGAGTTTGTAAGTACAGGAAGCGCAAAACCTTATAGAGAGAGTGAGCAAGATGGTACAAGTAAACAAACAAAAGAAGAGGGAAACGAGTTTTTAGTACGCTATATGTATAGCCCTGCACGAACTAAAGCAACTTCAAGACAATTCTGCTCTAAAATGGTAAGTGCCAAAAAGGTGTATCGTAAAGAGGACATTGTAGCTATGGAAAACAAAGCTGTAAATGCAGGATTTGGTAAGGGCGGTAGTGATACATACTCTATATGGCTTTATAAAGGTGGTGCAAGATGCAACCATAAATGGCTTAGAAAGACGTATGTGCGCAAAGAGGGTGGAAAAGGTTTAGGCGATGCAATAAGCACAACAGAGGCAAGAAAACGAGGGTTTAAGCCAGAGGCGAATGCACAGAAAGTGCCTGTTGCACCAAAGGATATGAAGTATAAGGGCTATACAGCAGAGTATTGGAACAAAATGAAATTTAGAAACTAAATGGCAACAGCATTATTTATAAGCACAACAGACCTTAAAAAAAATTCTATTATTGATGGCAACGTTGATATAGATAAAATGATACAGTTTGTTAAGGTAGCCCAACAAATAGACATACAGAATTTGTTAGGTACGGATTTATACAACAAGATTAGCGCAGATATAATTGCGGATAGTTTAACAGGCGATTATTTAACGTTGGTTAATACTTATGTACAACCTGCACTTATTTGGTTTGCTCAAATGAATTATATACCATTTGCAGCGTATACGATTACAAACAAATCTGTACTTAAACACAGTTCAGAAACAGCACAAAACGTAGACAAAAACGAGGTAGATTATTTAGTAGCAAAGGCAAGGGAATACGCTAACTATTACTCAACACGCTTAGTAGATTATTTGTGTTTTAACAATAACTTATTCCCAGAGTATACAAGCAACACTAACGAGGATATAAGCCCAGACACAGACACAACGTTTAATGGGTGGGTACTATGAGATATAAAGTAAAACAAACAAACTTAAACAAACTAAAAAACTATATTGATGCCGATACCAAAACCAAAAGCGAACGAGAAGCAAAGCGATTTTATGACGAGGTGTGTAGCAGAAATAAGCAACGAATATAAACAAGACCAAGCAATAGCTATTTGTTATAATAAATGGAAAGAAAATGACAAATCCTAAATTAGCATTAATACCAAGCGGATATAAAACTGCTACTGTATATTCTATTTTGCCGAATAATGCAGATGGCGATTTTACTTATGAACGTAATGGTAGCGCAACAAGAGTGCGTAAAGATGGTCTTATTGAAGAATTAACTGTTGATGACACACCAAGATTAGATTGGTTAAATAGCAACTGTCCTTCGCTTTTACTTGAACCACAACGCACAAACTTACAAGCGTATAGTGAAGACTTTGGCGGTGCAGCTTGGACACCATCTTTTGTTACTATAACCGCAAACAGTAGTATATCTCCAAACGGAGAACTGACTGCATACAAATTAGAAACTGATGAAACTAATTTTACTGCTGAATTAAAGGGGTTTTTGTCAATTACTTCAAACACAGAGTACACTTATTCTATTTATGTAAAAGCAGACACAACAAGTATTTGTAGAATTGAATTGACTGACAGAATTAATAGTTCAGATTATTATTATGGGTTGGTTACGTTTGATATGTCTACAGAAACACTTTCCGCCAACCTTGCTACTGCAAGTTTTGATAAATTAGATGGTGGTTGGTATAGGTTAAAAATGACTGCCACTTCTCCAAATCCGATATTAGGGTCTACTAATGCAAAAATAATTTTACCAGAAGTTGGTAGTATATTTATATGGGGTGCACAGATGGAAGCTGGTGGGTATGCTACAAGCTATATTAAGAACGTAGATGATGCTAATGGTGTAACAAGATTAAAAGACGAGTGTTTAAATGGTGGCGATGCTGATTTGTTTGATATTACAGAGGGTACTTTTTTTGTAGATGCTTATGTTTATAATAGTGGAAATCAAACTACAATAGGTTTAAGTGATGGGAGTGATAGTAACAAACTGATACTAATATTCCAAAGTTAT